TCAGTTTCTAATACACGGCGTTCGAATTGTTCCCGTGCCTCCATATAACTTAAAGCACCACGACTCGGACAGTAGTGAAGTATTTCTCTTGTAAACTTGTCTTCACCTAGTTCTGCTACATCTGCATTAAGATGATCAGAAGAACCCCAATATGTACGCCAATCGCTTTCTTTATATCCACGTCTTTTGTTCTTTCGCCCTTTTAAAGGTGGCTTCGTGGTTTTAAACTTAGCTAACTTCTTACCTACATATTTTCTATTATTAGTGGTATTAGTAATAAGATAAACAAATCCCTCAACATCATCAGGTAATTCATTAACTATCTTATTATCATATTTCCAATCACTCATTAGTAAATCATTTCATCTTATAAGGTCTAAAGACCTAATCCTTCATAAATCTCATATCGCTTTCGCTCAATCGATTTAATCAGTCTTTATGGTTTATATTATAATTATATTTATATATGCCTGCGGCTAAGCCACAATTGCCCTACTGCTAGAGCAACTGCAAAAAAATTATGGATACATGCCATAGCTTCATCGCCTCTGTTTATGAGCTAGTAGCCAGAAACTACGGGGTCGGTTGGCGATTCCCCCTTCACTCAGTACTGCGTCTTTCGACCCAACGGCATCACAATAAGTCCAAACAGACGGAGTATATTGTAATCGATAGTGCTATAGTAGCCTATCATCGGTTATATTATTAAACTGGTCAACCACGCACCTTTAGAGCCGTGGCTGTTGTAATTAGAATACTTGTATATGTGGTTACGAGAAGATTGTAGGAATTCATCCCTACTAGTCCAACGGCAACAGTTTTTACACTGGCAGATTCAATCCCGAGTTGGCTACCCAACTAACAGATCCACTATGTTGTGATATATTAGCCTGTTTCATTATATTAGCCTTGTGTTCTTTATATTAGATTTATATTAGTTTTCAATAGAGCCTGATTTATTTATGTTAGCCTTAGAGTATTGGCGTTCCAGCCTGTTTACTCATTTCATAGTTTTCTTTTATAATTTCGTTGATATGATCGATGTGAGATACTGGCATATCATGTAATTCAGATATGCTTACCCCACCTCTCATATACCAAGTTAACTTTAACATATTTTTATGCAGCTTGTCAAGCTCTTTTTCAAACTTTTTTGTTTTTTCTTCAATTTCTTTGTTACTGGCTGTTATGAGCCAGTGCCGAAAAAATTTACAGGGTTGACCTCCAAGACAACCTTATCTTTCGCTTCGCATTCTGGGCATGAGAATTCAAACGTAGTTGCATCCTCAGGCTTCTTAGACAGAAATTCAATCTTTTTATTAATCTCATTTACAACCTTAGTTGGAATGTTTTCTAAGAATTCACTGATAGTATCATAATCAGTGACATCTCCATCTGGTGTCTCTATGTAATTTATAGTATTTGCCAAAAGTTCAACATTGTGTTCTGCGATTGTTCTAAAACTAGAATAGAAACGTCTTGCTAGTTCATCTTCCTTCATTACTTCATCGCCGTATGTATCTTGTATAGAACGTACAATACGTTGTTGTTCTAAATCAATTAACGCTAGTCTAGTAATTGCTTCTACTGTGGGAGGTTGAAGATGTATTTTAAGACTATCGAATTCTACTGGTTCAACTTCTTCAATATCCGGGAAACGATTTAAGATAACATTGATATCAATATTAAAATCACTTTGTTCTTCGCATGACTTACATGTATGTGTATGTGTTAATTCACTGCCATAAGTTGCATATTGAATTGCAAGAAACAATGCTTCAACATCTATATTACACATACCTCTTGGATTAGGAATATCAGGACAGCAACTAGCAACTAAACTAATCAATGCTTCTCCATTTAATAGTGCGTCTGGATTCTTTAGAGTTATCTCATCAATCGCAGTCATAGGCAATACACCGATCTCATCTAATTGTGATGTACTGATTTCTGGATTAAATTTACCGCCTGTGGGCAGTTTTATATAAATTGATGGTTTTCTAAAGTATTTTTGTAGTGGGTTATTTGTCATTTATTTCGCCTCTTGATAAATACAACGATACATTATATTTATGTCTATAGTTATTTAATCAATTATAAACTACGAATATAATCAAAAAGTGAGAGAGTTTATGGCAGAAGACGTAATTATTAGAGGTTTTGGAGATGATAGAGATTTTCCTGACTTTGCTACTGAAAAAACTATTAAGACAGTAGAGGCAGCTTTAAAGCAAGCTAACGTATTTAATAGTGAGTCCACCAAGTATCTAGCACAGGTTGCATTAGGTGAAAAACGTGGTCAGATGGCTATGAATAAACTTATGCAATCTATGAACAATGTTGCATCAGAAATTAAAAAAGGTGCAAAAGATGGTAGTGATGCCGCAGATTCTGCCGATCAAGCAAGTAAAAAGCAATTAGGTGCATTTACTAAATTACTAACATTAGGAAAAGACACCATCAAATTGAGAAAAGAACAATTTGCAAAAGAGTTAAAAAATGATGATGAGATAAAGCGCCTTATGAAACAAGGTATGGCTGAAGATAGTGCAGGTCTTATGGCTGGGTTATCAAGTCTATCTGGTATTGCAGGTAAACTTGCTGCAGGTGTTGTTGCAGTTGCAGGAGTAGTTAAAGGTGCAAACAACTATCTATTGCAACAAGGAACTGATAGATTCAACTTCGCACAGGAATTAAGACAGAGTGGTCTAGCCGCAGGACTTTCTGAATCAGGTGCAAGTCTAACAGCATTTGCAGATAAGGTTCGAGTGAATAACTTTACTCTAGGAGAAGCCGCAGAGTTTACACAGCGTTTCTCAAAAGCAGTTGGTGTTACTGGTGTTAATGGTGCATTAGATTTTGTAAACACATTAGCATATAGTGGAGATAACGGCGGCGATATGATGCGTAGGTTTGGTATGGAGTTTGGTGAAGTTGCAAATGTATCAGGTGAATACTTAGAATCTGTACGTGCATTAGGTATGTTAGACAAAATGTCAAATAATGAACTTAGACTTGGTATGGACAATTTTATGTCAACCGTTGTTGCAACATCTAATATTATGAAGATTAATATGGAAGATGCAGCACAAATGATTAAAGATACATTAAAACGTGATGATATTACATCATTGCTTGCTACTATGGATCCAGATAGAGCCGCACAAGTACAAGATGTAGTAGGACTTGCAGGAGGTATGCAAACTGAGCTAGGCGAAGCCCTTGCACAAAGATTAGCAGCAGGTTCACAACAAGAATTTATGATGTCCGATGCATATAGACAATTACAATCAAGTCCTATAGCAATGGAACTTCTTCCAGTAATTGAAAGATTAGCATCAGCATCAGAACAAGGAGGAACTGAAGGGTTCCAAAATGCATTTGCTAATCTAAGTGGTGATATTGAAAGAATAAGAGGTATAGCATCTGATAACAGAGTTCTATTTACATCTGGCTCAGATGATACAGGCATGAAAGTACTAGCACAATTGATGAGACAATCACAAACAGCAGAAGATGCAAATGCTGGATTTGTTAAATTGGGAGAAGATGACCAAGCAGTAATAGGTGCAGTTGAAGTCCAGCGACAGTTTACAGTTGCTATGGAAGGTGTAAATAATGAGCTAATAAAATCTGGTAACTTTGGTGAGAATGTAGCAAAACTTAATAGAGCAAATCTAGCATTAATTGAAACTTTAGAAGCAGAAGCAACCGGTGTTGCAAATCAAGTATCTGGTATTATATTTGATACTACATTTGCTGCGCAAGCAGGTGTGACATCAATTATTAATAGATTTGTAGGAAGTGTGGCAGATATAGCACGTGGTGTCGGACTACTGGATAGTGAGGCAGGAAAAGCCGCAGATGCAGTAAGAGCAATGAGACAATCTATTAATGCTACCTTTGGCGGCGCAGCAGCGTTTGATGCAAATGGTGAATTAGCTTCTGGTCCTATCGGTGACTTAGTTAATAAAATTAATAGTACTGAAACAGAAATATCAAACTTAGGTCCGGATGCAAATCCATATACGCAAGGTGGTTTAACTGCATCATTACAACGTGATAGAGCAGAATTAGAAGAATTAATTTCTGAAATCGAAGTAGCAAATCCACAAGCGGCTAATCTACTTAGAATTGAAGCAGGATTAAATAATCTAGTACAAGCAGATGAAACTGTGCAATATGACCCAGAACGATTAGCATTAGAACAACAAATGATGTTGACATCACATGGTGGTTTTATTGGACAAAAGGATTCTGAAGGTTATGTACTTCAAGGCGGCGGTCGCATGGAAACTAGTGAACAGGCGTCTGAGCGTGTATTAGCATCATTAGAAGCTAGTTTAGGAACAACTCTGAATAGAAAGGCATTCAATGCGATAAGTTCTGGCGATAGTACTGATTTATTAGACACACTTGGTTTTGACGATGCAGATAACAATATAACTGCCGAAGAAACTAGAATGGTTGGAGATATGATAATAGCTATGAACGAAAACAATATGCTAAGCCAAGAAAAAGTACAAGAATTAATAGAAGCGATGAAAAATACAACAGGATCTGAAGGAGCTTTAGACTTCAGTGTAGCATCAGCAGAAGAAAAGGCAGAACGTGACAGACTAATATCTTCAATTGATATATTAGTAACACAACTAAGACAATAAAACATTTGACACACTGATAAAAGTGTGTTATTATACGTAAAGATACAGGATTATATATAATGGCAACTTGGAAAAAATACTTTAAAACATATGATGGTATGCCCGAAAGGCAAACATCAAATCAAAGCGGCAGTGAAGCGTCTAATAAACGTTATAGCTCTTGGCTACCTGAAGTTTATCAGGGACAACCGAACCGTGTTCAGCGTTATGGTCAGTATGACCAGATGGATATGGATTCAGAAGTAAACGCCGCACTAGATATTATTGCTGAATTCTCGACTCTTCAAGATGAACAATCAAAATTGCCATTTAAGTTTGACTTTCCAGAAGATCCAACAGAGTCAGAGAACGATGTTTTACAAAGAACGCTACGCCAATGGTGTTCTGTTAATGAAATGCATAAGCGTATCTTCCGTATCTTTAGAAACGCTATCAAGTATGGCGATCAAGTATTTGTCCGTGATCCAGAAACATATAAACTATTTTGGGTTAATCCTGCCAAAGTAGACAAGGTTATTGTTAATGAAGGTAAAGGTAAAAAAGTAGAAGCATATTATGTTCAGGATATGGATATTAATATTGAAGGAATGAATGTTACCGCTGATACTAAAAAGCTAACACAAACTTCAGGTCAAGGCATGGGAATGCCTAATATGAATTCTAATACTACACAAGGTTATACAGCAGGTAGTGCAGGCGGTTCTAGATTTGCAAATGACCAAACAACAACACCAATTGATGCACAACATATTGTACACATTTCACTAAGTGAAGGTGTTGATGGTTTCTGGCCTTTCGGTACATCTATCTTAGAACCTATCTTTAAAGTTTATAAACAAAAAGAACTACTAGAAGATGCTATTCTGATTTATCGTGTACAACGTGCGCCAGAACGTAGAGTATTCTATATTGATGTGGGTAATATGCCGACACACAAAGCACGTCAGCACCTAGAACGTATTAAGAATGAAATTCACCAAAGACGTATTCCAAGTAAGACT